GGCGCCAGCACGCCGGACAGCGTGATGGCGTCGTCGCCTGGGCCGACGAACTGCAACGCCGGGCGCGCGCCGACACGACTGTTGGCCGCATGTCGCCACGCGGTAGAGCGCTGCAGTTCGCTGTACGCGAGATCCGACAGCTGGAACACGAACTGGCCAAGGCACATCAGCATGGAGTTACTCCGTGTCACTCAGGCGGCTGCGGCTGGCAGCGGCTTTGGCACGTTCGCGTCGATCGAGTTCGGCCGAGACCGCTTTGGCCGCATCGGTTTCGCGTCCCGGCGCCGCGGTGACGTTGATGGGATAGTGGTTGTTGGTGACCGTTGCCCCCGTGCCGCCGGCACGCAGCGGTGGCCGGTTGTCCAGGGTGAAACGCGCCGATGGTTTCACGTCGTCATCCGCACCGGTGTTCCAGTGCAGCCCGCTTGCTACCGCCGCCTCGTCTTGGATGCCCAGCTTGGCCTTGAGCGCGCGCCATTTCTCCATGAAGCCGTCGATCTTGTCGGAGATCCATTGGAACGCGCTGACGAAGGGCGCTTTGATCGCTTCGCTGACGGTCGACCAGGTGGTGCCCAGCCAGTCGATCAACTGCCCCCCATGGACGACGATCCAGCCGGCGGCCGTGCCGATGGCGGTACCGACGGCGGTGAAGCCCTTGGCCAGCCACGTGACGAGCGTGATGGCACTCATGAGCACGTCACCCAGCACGCGGCCAAAGCTCACGCCGTTAGCGGTGGCGCCGGCCAGTTGTTCCTTAGTGGCCTCGAACGGCGTGAACAGCTGAGTGATCCAGCGCCACACGGCGCCCATGGCGATCGCGAGCGCTTCCCATACCGGCTTCAGCGGTGCGAGTGCTTGGCCTAGCGCAGTCAAGGCGGGGCCGGCGACGTCGCGGATGCCCTGGCCGATGCCGACAAAAAACGCCTTGACCGGCCCCCAGTATTTCCACACGAGGAACAGCAGTGCTGTCACGGCGGCGACCAGCGCCAGCACAGGCACGCTGATGCCGGTGATAGCCAGCATCGCGGCGCGTGCGCCGATGCCAACGCGGCCGAGCAGGCCGACGCCAGAGGCTTCACCGCCGGCATCCCGACGTGCCAGCCCACCCAGCCCGGCGCGACCGATGGCAAAGCGCAGCAGCGCGAACTGACCGATCAGGCCACCCAGCGCAATCATGACGCCACCGGCAGCGACCATCAGAATGCCGAAGCTGGCGGCGACCAGGGCGAGGCCTTTGGCGATCGCCGGATGTCGTTGTGCGGCGCCGGTGAGGTTTTTCAGCAGCGTCACCAGTTTCTGCAACGCGCCCACGTAGACCGGCAGCAGGGTGGTGCCCAGCTCTTTGTAGAGGTTGGCCTTCTGCGCGAGCAGCTCGGCCTCTTGCCCTTGCGCAGATTCGGCGGCTCGGTTGTAGGCCGCATCCGTGCCCTCAAAACCGGCCGATGCCACAAGCTGTTTCTGGATGTTGCCGCGCTGCATGTACAGGCCGGCAAACAGGTCGCCACCCTTGCGCGCGCTAAACAAACTGTTGAGCTTGCTGACCACTTCGTTCTCGGTCAGCTTGCCCTTGGGATCGATCCGCGGGATGACCTCCTTCATCATGTACTCGAAGGGGTTGGTCTCGTACAGCGCCTGGTTCTTCAGTGCGCCGGGCAGCATCTTGGTGATGTGGCCGTTCTTGCCGTACTTCACCGCGCCTTTGTTCAACAGGCCGAGCTGGCTGAGCGCCTCGGCAGTCTGCTGGGTGCTGCGGCCGGCCGCCCAGTTCTGATACGCGCTGGCAAAGCCGGTACCGGAACGCATGCCGCCCATTTCCTGAATCGTGTGCATGGCACCGAAGAACAGCGACTTCTCGTCCATCTGTTTGGTGGCCACGCCGCCGACCTTCATCGCCTCCAGGTAGTCGCTGGGCTTCACCAGCCCACCGCTGCCGACATAGGCCTTGGTCATCATGTCGAGCAGATGGTTGAACGCTTCGGGTGTCTTGGTCGCATTGCGCAGCTCGCCGGTCTGGATGGCCGCGATCAGCTCGCCGATGGTTTCCTGTCCGTGACCGGCGCCTTCGCCTTTGGACGCCATCAGCGCCTCGAAGGTGAGCTTGGTCTTGAGCAGCGACGGGGCGACCGCGATCGCTTCGTGCATGTCGCGGAAGATACTGTTGGCGTCCTTGAGGATCTCCAGCTTCTCAGTCTGCGAGCTGCCGATGGTCGCGTCGTTGGTCGCGAAGTGCTGCGCACGCGACACGTCGGCGGTACTCGTACCCTGCGCGCGCAACTGCTCGGTGATGATCTGGTAGTGCTTGGCTTCGTCGATGGCCGGCGTGATCTGACCCATGACGCGACGGCCGCCCTCGAGGGTGGCGTAGCCGGCGATGGATAAGTGCGCACCGAGCGCTTCGCTCTTGCGCAACTGGTCGTGCAACGTGGCCAGCTTCTGCGCCTGCATACCCTGCGCACGCAAGGCCGCGGTCTGCTGTGTGATCGCGGTGGTGGCGCTGGCGGATTTTGAGCGCAGCGCGGCCTCGGCGGTGCCGAGCTGATGGGTGTTGATGCCAGCCTCGCGCAACGCATTGCGCAATGTCTGCAGCCTGGCCTGCTGTTCGCTGTGTTCGGTCTTGAGCTTGGCGCCCTCGCGCGTGAGTTTGTTGAACGCCGCCGAGAGCTTGGCCGACGGGTTGGCGGTGGCCTTCAGCGTCGCCGCCGCCGCACGCGTGCGCGCCTGCAGATCAGCCATGCGCTTGGCCGTGTCGACGCTGCCTTGTTTGAGCTGGCGGAACGCGCCGACCTGTTTCTGCGTCTGGTCGAGCTGACGCAGCGCATCGCGGGTTTTCTTGAGTTGGGCCGCGGCGCCGGTCGCGGAGCCCTGCACCTTTTTGAGCGGCGCGCTCGCCTTGTCCAGCGTCTGCAGCAGCACCTGTAGTTTGAGATCCACGCGCTACTCCATTCCACACCGTTCGCGGGCGCGTTCGCGCCACTGCATCAATTCCAGCACCGTGAGGTCGACCATCGCGGCGGGTGACCAGTGGAACACCACCGCGATGTCGGCCATGGCGTCCTCTACGCAGCGAGGGAAGCCTTGACGTCCTTCGGTAACAAAAAATGGAGAATCTCGGTGCCGATCGCCATCAGGTCGGGCGCTTCGAGTTTGTTGATGTCCTCCGAGGTGAGGAACGGATCGCTGATGCGTGGAAGCACCTTGGCGATGGCGCTGACTTCCATCTGCGCCAGATCGGCCAGGCTCACACCGCGCAGCTCGCCGGCTTTGGGACGACGCAGCGTGATGTTGCTGATGGTCTGCTCGCCGCGCGTGATCGGTGTGTCGAGCGTGACGGTGGCCGTGGCGTTGTTCGGCTGCGCGGGAATGTCGGTGTGCTTCGTCATGGATCTCTCCGTAGGGATCGGGTGGTGAGGGATGAGGGTTACAGGCCGAGCGCGCGGCGCTGCTGGGCGAGGCGATCGACGACGCCGACGTTGAAGAGGAAGTTGAGGCGGTCGATCTCGATCTCGACGACGCCGTTGATCGTCAGCTTGTAGTACGCGCAGCTGATCGTGAACTTGTGCGCGGTGTCATCGCCGGGTTTCGCGTTGCCCATGTCGATCTCTTTCGGGCGGCCACGCACGACCACTTCGACCGCATCGACGTCGCCGGTGTCGTCACGCTGGTAGGCGCCGGCAAAGCGCGTCATGTAGGCGGTGGCACTGGTGGCACCGAACTGCCGGATCGCCTCGCGGACGATGCCGCCGGCGGTGTATTCCAGCGTGAGCAGTTCACCGCCCAGATCGACCTCGACACCGCCGTCCATGCCGCCGCTGCGGATCTCTTCCATCTTGCGGCTGAGCTTGGGCAGGGTGATCTCGGGCACCTTGCCGGCGTAGTTGACGCCGTCGTTGAACACGTTGAAATTTTTGAGCTTGCTGGGCAGTGCCATGGCGGGGTTCCTCTAAGGTGCGGGGACGCGCGACCGCCGTAGCGGCCAAACTTAAGTCAGGCGTTGATCGCGGCGGCGAAATCAGCCAGGTACGAGGTGGTGATGTGCTGGCGTAGCAGCAGATCCTCCAGTGGCGGCACCGGCGAGTAGTCGTAGTCGACGACGGCTTTGCCGCCCGCGAGGGTGCTCTGGTCGTTGGCGCTGGCGTCGTACCAGGCGCTGCCGCCGAGGATGTAGCCACCCGTCTTGAGGTCACGGAACTTGGCGTTGATGCCGTCCATGATGTCTTTCACCAGGCTCGGGTACATCGACTTGTCCGAGGCCCACAGGAAGCCGTCGGCGATCGTGTCGCCCAACACCTGCGCGGTACGTGTGGCGGATTCGAAGACGAAGTCCGGATCATCCGAGCAGGTGCGGTTGCCCCAGAAGCGGAAGCCCTGCGTGTTGATCAGCGTGGTGATGCCGGCGGCATTGAGTACGCCCGCATCGGTCGCCGAATCCTGCAGATCCCAGTGCACGTCACGACTGATGCCGGTGACACCGTTGACGGCGACGTTGCTGATGGTTTTCTGCCAGCCCTGGTCCTGGTCGATCTGCGCACGCAAGCCGAGCGCGTAGGCGACGGCTGGCACTTCGACGTCGGCATTGGCGACGGTATCGAAGGCCATGACGTTGGGCCAGATCACCATCACTTCGCGCTGGCTGAAGGTGGCGCGGTAAGCGATGGCCTCGGTGACGCTGGTGGCGCCGTGGGCGTGCACGTAGGCCATGCCGCGCAGTTTCTTTGCCACGATGGCCAGCGCGACACTCACGGCCGGCGTGTCCAGACCAGGTGCACCGATGATGCGCGGCTTGATGCCGAGACGACCCTGCGCACCGAGCAGCGCCTGCATGCCGGTGAGCCGGCCGTTGGCGTCGGTCGTGCCGATCACGTTGCTGCTGGTGGCGGCTTCGTCGACGCCCTTGGCCACGCGCACGACGATCACGATCGGCTTGGTCTGCGCGTTGATGGCTTGCAGATCCGGCAGCAAGGTGCCCATGGCGGCTGACCCGGCCTTGCCGATGGCCGCCTGCACGTCGGTGACCAGCACGGCGGTGTTCAACGGGAACGCGGCGACATCGGCATCCTCGCCGGTGGCGACCAGGCCGATAACGGCAGTGGAGGGGACCGTCAGGGTGCGCGCACCGCTGGTGGCTTCGACAACGCGGACGCCGTGGTGGTAATCGTTGGGCATGGTGAATCCTCGGGTGATGCCGTTAGGGCACGGCGCTGAGTTGCAGGGGGACGGTGATCGCGGCGGGCTGGGCGACGGGTGTGTCGGTGCGCACGCCTTCGAGCGTCACCACCACCTGGCCGGGCTGGTCGCCCAGAGCCATCGACACGCGCGACAACTGGACGCGCGGTTCCCAGCGCATCAACGCGGTGGCGACGGCGGCGACCAGGCGGATTTTTGTGGCGGTGTTGAATGGCTGGTCGATCAGGCGCGGCAGCAGCGAGCCGTAATCACGGCGCATGACGCGCGAACCGACCGGCGTGCCGAGAATGTCGCCGATCGACTGCTGCAGGTGCGCGAGCCCGTCGAGCGGCTTGCCGGTGGTGCGATCCATGCCGCGCATTACAGCGGCGCTCCGGTAACAGGACCTTCGATGGGGTGAGCGTGGCCCTTGACGCTCTTGCCGCCGCCGGTGACGTCGATGGTCGCCGTGAGCTTCGTATCGACGGTGACATCGCTGGCGACGTGCAGCGTGGCACCGAGGTCGGTGTCGTCGGTGACCGAGAGCTTGCCGACGATCCGGGTATCGCCAGCGAGAGTGATGCCGCCGGAGGCGGTGACATGCGACTTGCCGCCCTCGGGCAGCGTCGCGGTGAGCTGATGCGACTCGGGGTCATAGCGAAAGACGGCGCCATCGCGGAACGTGGTGACCTTGGCCGTGGCGCTGCCGGCCGGGCGCGGTACCGCGTTGGAGTAGATCGCCGGATGCACGACACCGCGCGCGGTATCCCCGCCGGGACAGAACACCATCACCTGCTCGCCGATGCTCGGGTCCCAGCCCGTGCTGGCGTCACCGGCACGTTCCACAAACCACGGCATCGGCCGCGTCAGCAGCGCACCGGTCCTTACCGTGCACAAGCCTGCGTCATGATCGACGGAGGCGATCGTGCCGAAGCGCAGCAGGTTCTGCAGCAGACGCAAGATTTCGACGAGCTGATCCATGCCGGCATGGTGCTAATGCCATGCGCGCGAGGGCTAGGCGCGGCCGATGTACCAGTGGGCTGGTACATCGATAAACGGCGTGTCGTGTAAAAGCGGCTCCGCGCTCTCGTTGAATTTCTGCTTAGACGGAGCCCTCAACGCTGCAGGTCAGCGTGATGGTCGTCGTCGATAAAACCTGTCCCGTTGAAGCATTGCGGAACTGTATGGTGAGTGCGCCGCTCTGGTCTTTGGAGCCGCCTTGGAATCCGACGGTCTGCCCGAAGCCCGCCTGCTGCGCCGCGCTGCAGGACAGCCAGTTCGATGCACTGCCAAAGCTCCCGCTGGTGGTTCCTGACGACTGGTTTAGCGTCCACGACCCACTGAACGCGACTTGCACCGCCGAGACGGCCAGCCCGAAGGTGTTCCATGTGCCGGACGCGTTGACCGTGTTTCCCGCCGGTATCGTGCCCGAGGCGGCGGCGTGTGCACGGTAACCCGTGACGTTATACGTGCCGTTCGTCGCGACGTTGAAGTAAATGTTGGCTTGCGCCGTTTGCCGATTACCCGCCACGTCGCCCGCGTTATATTGCTTGCCGTTGATGGGCAGGCTATAGACGGCCGTGCCCCTGGTCGTCCATCGCGGGCCGTTGTCGACGCCGGCACTGTTGCGGTAACCGAAATTCGGTCCTGGTGTTCCGTAGGGTGCGGCGGCGTATTTCAAACCCACCCCGTTCGAGAGGCGAAAGTTCTCGGCTTGCGGCCCGTCGCCGACGATGTCGGTATCAAAAAGGTTGTCGGCATCGACAGCGGCGCCATTGCGATAGCCCGACATCAGCCGACTGCCGTTTCCGATACCGGAGCCGGCATGAGTGACGCCGCGGCAGCAGCGGCGTGCGCCGCCATGACGGCCGCGCGCTCGTTGTAGAGCGCGTCATATGCCGCCTTGATGACTAGCGCTAAGCCAGCCGTCGATACCTTCGACAAATCGGCACCGGTCACGGGGTCGGTGCCGACACCAAAGCACCGCGGTGCAATGTCAGCAATGGTGACCTGCAATACGTCGTAGTCGCCGTTCAACGGCTGATACGCGTTGTTGACGAACAGGCTTTCGCGAGCTTGAAAGGAGACCACGCCGCTGCCGGTCGACGGATCGTAAAGGAGGTGGGTTTGCTCGGCGATCATCTCGGCCGTGATGCCGTCGGCGATGGTACGAATGCGTGCGTTGGGTGCCATGGGTAAAAGTACCTTTTGGGTTTATGCGTTGAGTGCGTCGACGCGTGCGGAAAGCTCTTTGATGGCTTGAATCAAGACGGGCGTGATCTGCGCGTAATCCACGGTCTTGCGACCGGCACCGTCTTCGCTGACGGCCTCGGGGATCAGGGGTTCCAGTTGTTCGGCAATCACGCCCAGACGGCGACGGCCATCGGGGTTGTAGGTCTTTTTGTAGACGTAACTCGCCGTCTCGATGGCGCACACGGTGGCAAGCCCGGCGCGGACGCGCTTGAACTTCGTTTTCAGCGCCTTGGAGGAGCCCACCTGAAATCCGCCGGTGGCGTAACAGGTGCCTTGCAGCGCCGGGTTGGCGACGCCTTCATGGATGATGCGATAGGCGACGGCACCATACGACCAGCCGCCGATCTTCATCACGTTGTCCGTGTCCAGACCGAAGTGGACGCCGCATTGACCTTCGCGAATGAAGGACATCGTTGCCGACGCGCTGTTGTTGGTGGCGTTGCCGATTTGCAGGGAGGTATTGCGGTCGTTGCCACTGCTGCTGACGGATGCGATGTTCGGTGGCGCGCCGGACGAGAAAATAGTTCCGGCCGTGCTGTTGCTGTTGCCGCGTAGGATCGCCGTCTGGTTCACCCAGCTTTCCAACGCGACGTTGCCCATATCGGTCGCATCGATAGTGACCTTGACCTTCGAACCACTCCATCCGATTTTCACCGCGTTATTCAGCTGACCTGTGCCGGTGCCCTGCTGCACCGGTGTGAAGCCGAGTAAGTTCTGCTTGGCCGCCAGCGCTTTGGTCATCGTCGCCGCGAAATTCGGATCATCGCCCATCGCATCGGCGAGTTCCTTTAGCGTATCGAGTGCGCCGGGTGAGCCGTTGATGAGCGCGTTCACGGCTGCGGTGATCTGTGTGGTCACCGCCGTCTGCAGCGGCCGTGCATCGAGCGCGGTCTGCAAGCCGTTGATGTCGGCGATCGGATGCGAGTGGGCGAGGGCAGCAGCGCCGATGTTGGCCAGTACTTGCGCCGGCGTTTTTTCCGCGAGCGCTCCGGTGCCGTTGCCGACCAGGTAATTGCCAGCGGTGAAACTGCCGGCGCCGGTACCGCCGCGCGCCACCACCAGGGTACCGCTGGTGATGTCGGTCGCTGAGTGTTGGTGCGATGACGGTGCGAAGGTGAGCGGCACGTTGCCGAGATTTCGGTAGTCGAGGTAGTACGCACCGTGTTGGCCGTCGAGCAGATCCGCGTCCAGTCCGTTGTTTGCACCGGTGTCGTACGAGGCCGCGCCACGGATGCCCAGCGCGGTGACGAACGCCAGTGCACTGACCTTGTTGAGTAGCGTCTTGACGAAGGCGCTCGGTGCGCCGACGCCAAGGCGCTCGTTGAGTGCGACCAGCAAGCTCTTGGGCGTGATGGCGAGCTGAGGGTCGGTGCCGGTGAGGGTTTCGGCATCGGTGGCGAATCGCACCACGCCGGTGACATCGGTGGTGGCCAGACTCATCTGAAAGTTGGTGTCGCCGAACGTGAGGCTGTTGGCATCAATGTCGGCGAACTGCACGTCGCCGGCGAGCAACATGGTGGCCTGACTGCTCTTTTGCAGCAGGTCGGTGGGTTGGCTGTACACCGCGAACAGCGTGCCGTCGGCAAGGTACAGGCCGACACCGCGGACGCTGTAGGTGTCGGTACTGTCATCACGGATGGTGACGTGCAACGTGTCGGTAGCGACCGCACCGCCGCTGATCGTGCTGATGCGCTTGCTCTCACCCGGGATGACCTTCGTCGTGGGCGACGGGGTGAAGGGGGTGGCCGTGATACCGACGCTGACGATGGTGGTGGGCGCCGTGCCGTCGTGCGCGGCATTGCTCAGTGCGGCGCGACCAGCGGCCGTGACGATGAGTTTGAGTGCGGTCATGGGGTGGCAGCCTCGGCGTATAGGTTCAGGCGGGCATAGATGCAGGGACGGATGAACGCGGCGACGCGGAGGCGTCCGGTAAGCGTGGCCGTCTGCGTGAAGGTGAAATGGCTGCGCGTGGGCTTCGTGCGATTGACCTCGGCGATGACGTCGTCGACGAACGCGGCGCTGGCCGGCTCGCCGTCGATACCGGAGACGGTGAGCTGCATGTCGAAGGTGTACGGGATGCCGGGTGGGTCCATCTGCCACCACTCGGTGAGCACCACCGAACCGCCGAAACTGGCGATGACGTCGAAGACGCTTTGCGCGGTGCCCTTGCGTCGGGCGATGTCGATGGCACTGGCGACGCGGGCGCGTTTGACGGCCAGTGGCCAGTAGCTCTTCCACGCGCTGATGCCGAGCGCCCACGCCAGCCATGCGAGCTTGTCTTCCGGACAGGTGTGCGGATTCCATAACTCGGCGATGGGCACCGGAATGTCCGCTAGGCGTGCGGTGGCGGCCTCGATGGCGCGCTCACTGGCCGTGGCATTGGGTGGCAAAAGGCTATTCATCGATTCCGCCATACGCGAGCGCGATCGATGTGCAGTGGGCGGCCTGTGTGCCGCTAATGACGATGTTGGCGCTCGGTGACGTCAGATCCGTGCGCTGGATGCCAGGCACGCGCAATGCACCGTAGATGCCATCGAGCGTGATGTCGCGATCGAGCTTTTTAGAGTTCGCCAGATAGGCCGCGAGGTTTTTATCGGAGGCAGCCAGCACCAGCTCACTATCCGGACCACCGAAGGTATAGCGCGTACCGACGATGGCGAAGGGGACGATTTGCGCGCTTTGCACCGTGACGTGATCGGTCAGCGGGCGCACGGTTTTTGCACTGAGCGCGCTGGTGACGATAGCGAGTAGATCGTCATCGGCCGTGCCATCGCCAATGCGCGATAGCACGCTGACGACGACCTTGCCCGGTGTGGGGCTGGTGGGCTTGGCGTCGAGCACCAGGCCGGACGCACTGAGTGCGAGGAAGATGTACGCGGCATCCGGGCCGGCGACGGAATAACCGGAGGGCGCGAGCGTGACGCGACGGCGTAACTCGTCGTCGGATTCAAACGTCGGCGCGACGCCCAGCGATGGATCGCCTGGGTCGAGGGTGAGACGGGTCACGCCGTAGAAGGCGGCGAGGTTGTCGAGTGTCCCCTTGACGGCGAAAGCGAGCAAAACGCTCTTGGCCGCATCGTTCACCCGTTGCCTCAGGTTGAATTCGCGGTACGCGGCGACCTGCAGGATCTTGTACGCCGGATCGGATTCCACCAACGCGGTGAACGACGGATCGCGCGCGATCAGGTCGGCCAGCGTCTCGGCGAAGATCTGCTCGTACGCGAGCGTTTCCACTACCTCGGGCGGCGGCAGGCGCGACAAGTCGACGGACGTGGTGACCGTCATGGCAGGCGGGGAGCGGGTGGCGTAGGCATGCCGGCATGGTGCTAACGGCATGCGCGTGCGTGCGAGGCGGTAGCGATGTACCAGTGGGCTGGTACATCGGAAGCGGCCTGCCCAGCGGGACCCCACGCAGGGCACCATGGCCGCCTCATGAAGTGGAGCGGCCGGTGACGCGCGTCAACGCGGCACCGGCCACCCGACACCGCAGCAACACCTGCAGGCCAAGCCAAAGGCTCCACACCCCGTCGACGGAGCCCGGCGAGGCTATCACGCCCGTCAACAGGATCTGAGTGATGCAGGATGTTCGTTGTTCGCGCTGCGCGAAGTTGCTCGCGCGCGCCCGTGTTTTTGATGTCATCGAAATCAAGTGCCCGCGCTGCGGGACGATCAATTCGTTGAGGGCCGTATCGAGTCCCCTGCCAGCGAGCCAGGGAGCACCGAACGGAAACACTCATGACGCACACGACTCTTCCCTACACGATCCATCGCGGCGACGCGCTGCAGGTGTTACGCGGCCTGGCTGATGCCAGCGTCGATGCGGTCATCACCGACCCGCCGTATTGCTCCGGTGGCCAGACCATGGCCGCCCGCGCACGGCCGACCGGCGAGAAGTACATCAACAGCAACACCAAGGCGCCGCTGCCCGACTTCGAAGGCGACTTCCGCGACCAGCGTGGGTTTCTGGCATGGGCCAGCCAGTGGCTGGCCGAGTGTCATCGCGTGACGAAACCCGGTGGCCACCTTCTCGCGTTCATCGACTGGCGCATGTTGCCGACGATGACCGATGCGGTGCAGGTGGCCGGCTGGGTTTGGCAGGGCATCGTGGTGTGGGACAAAACCGGCGGATGCCGTCCGCAGCGCGGTCGGTTTCGTAGCCAGGCCGAATACGTGGTGTGGGCCAGCCGCGGGCCGATCGATACGAAGGCGCACCCGGTGGTGCTGCCGGGTGTTTTACCCGTGCATCCGCAGCTCGGTGGCAAGCAGCATCAGGTCGGCAAGCCAGAATCGTTGATGGAAAAGCTGGTGGCGATCGTGAAGCCGAACAGCACGGTGCTCGATCCCTTTATGGGTAGCGCCACCACGGGCGTTGCCGCGCTGCGCGCGGGCCAGCGGTTTGTGGGCGTGGAGATGTCGGAGGGGTATTTCGGGGTGGCCGAGGAACGATTGCGAGCCTGTGTCATGTCACAGGCATAGGAGACCGTTACCAGAGGTTGGGTTCATCAGCGCTGATCGCGCCGTCGGCATTGATACAGCCTGCGTTTTTGCTACCGGCGAACCATCCCATCACTCGCGGATGGCTGCTGCATCCGCGAGTCTTTCAGTGGCAGGATGCTACTGGCCGCTGGCGCCGCACGGCGGACAATCTAGAGCCGTTACTGCCGGTGCTAACACCGGCGTTGTCGATATCTTGGCGGTGGCCGTCCATACGGTACTGCCATCGCTTTGATAGCGAGCTGTCAGTTGCACCGCACTGTCCTGATAGACCGTGATGGCCGGCGCCGTGCTGTTGACGGCCGCTGCCAGCGGACGTCCCGGTATGGACACGCGTTGCGCATCGGCACCCAGCGGCAGCACGAGGAAATAGCCGCTCTGCGTCGCCACCGTCACGCGTACCGTGCCAACAAGATCGTTGGCCTGAATATACTTGACCCCGTCCTGCACGAAGACGTAGACACGCCAGCCGGGTGCCGCACTGACATTTTTCGCCTGCGGCCATGACTGTCCGAACCCCGACTGCTGCTGGCTTACCCCAGTCTGCTGCTGCGCCATGGCGGGCAGCGCCACGATGCCGGCGATCAACCCCGCCAGCAAGGGTATACGCAATACTTTGTGTCGAATCATGATGTCACCTCTGTTTATTTATTCGTTGAAGTACCAAACGCCTTTCATCCAGCCGTGACCGATGCATGCAGTCACATGGCCAGTGTTATGCGGCGTATACCGCGCGTCGAGCTTTGTTTGCGGGGTATCCAACGTCGAGGTTGCCGTCCGGCGCATCCAGCAACGACACGCTAATGCGTTGACGACGCTTGTTGGAACGCAGCCTGCCTTGGTAAAGGCTGGCCCGATCTCGCATGCCGGCAAGATCCAAGCCCATGGCGCCAAGTCGGGACAGCAGCAGGTGGCTGCTCTTGGGTAACGCGATCAATAGGGGGGGCGCCGTGGGTGGCTCGGGTTCGCCGGCCACGATCAGCATCGTCCAGGGGATGTTGCGCTTCGGTCCCACCATCACTACCCGTACGTAGAGACGGATACATGGCGTGGCGGGCGATTGCATCAGCGTATAGGCCACCGCTTCGCAGGCCAGCCGGTAGAGCGTCCACTGCGCGCCCGGCGTTAGCAGGTTGACCCGCTCCGACACGTGGCCATCGAAGACGATGCCACATTCTTCCAGAGTTTCAGCGATCGCGCCGCTCCAGAGCGCTATAGGCAAGCCCAGACGCGGCCACTGCCACGGCGATGGAAGAAAACTTTCGTGCACCGTGGCCGTGAAGCGCTGGACCAGAAGCTGCAGCGTACGGAAGTAATGCAGCTCATTTTCCGGAAGGACGTCGCGGACGCGTTCGAGCAGGCGGCCGTAACCCTCCTTGATGTAGTCATGGGCCTGTCCCTGCATCTCCATGCCACGACGCAGCCGCAGCTCGCCCTGATAGATTTCGTGGCGCGCCGCTTGCCGGATCTGCACATGGTCGGTAGCCAGCTGCCGCTCCTGCTCATTGAGCCAGTTGATCTTCGCGCCCAGCGGCAGCAAGACCGTGAGAAAAATGGCCATAAAGTTCTGCGCGTTGATGACGCCTGGGTCGTACTGCGCCGGCATGCTCAGCATGATGCCGATGCTGGCGGCGGTGCCGCCTACCGCGGCGCCCTGCCAACCATAGCGCACAGCCATCCACGCCACCGGCAGAAACAGGGCCATGCGTGCACCTTGGCGCCACATGTCACCCGCCATGCCCGCGCCCATCGCCGTCAGCAATCCGACGCACGCCAGTCCGAGTACCACGCCTTCGAGCAATAGACGGCTGCGGCCCATCTGCCGAGCCAGGTCAGACCATGATTCAGACTGGCGAATGGCCTGGTGGATGGCCAGCGCCAGCGGTACCACCGTCAGGCAGCCGAGATAGTTTCCCAATAAATAGCGCGGCGCCCATAGCCGGATCAGGGCCGGGGCATTCTGTCCGGGCAGGAATGTCAGAGAGTATTGCCATGTGCCGTCGGCTGCTGTGAGCAATGCAAAGGCGAAGATGCAGCTCAGCAAAGCCACCATATGCTTGGCCGTGATCGATTCGAGTACCCGCTTGCCGGACACCGTGCCAGGCAGATGCGCACGCAGCGGCCATGTCGCCCACATGGCAAAAGCCGATATCGGAATCAGATGTAACAATGATCCGCTCCAGCCGTACTGGTCGAAACACGCATACGCGCCTGGGATCAATGCCACGACATTGGCGACCAGTAACGCCGGCCAGAAACGGCGAGGCAGCAGCAAGACACCGCCGAGCCAGATGCCGGCCTGGGGCATCCAGTGGGCGAAATAGGCCAACGAAACGCTGCGCACCAGCAGGTACGCGCCGCCAAACGCCACAGCAATCACTAGCTGCTGCAGCCAAGGCGTAAGCCCTATCCTCTTGAGCATGACGGTCTCCACTCCCTGAGTTGAACTGGTTATGCACCGGCCGTTCCATCAGCATGCGCTGAAAGTCCGTAAACGTCGTCATACCCCAGCACTTTAACTACATGGCGGCCTCTCTCCGTGTCAATGAGAAATAGTCTTAGTGCGATGCATGCGCGGCTTTCTACGCGAGGGTTACCTCGATGCGGGCTTTGGGGGCGGCCGATAGCACAGCGTTTCCTGGTCAGGGACGCTCGATGCTTTCTCGGTCACCTTAGTTTCAAGAGACTCTAGATCGGCTATCGATATCGCTTCGATTCGCTGCACCGCCGTACGCTGGATGACAAGTGTCGCGCCGTCACGGATCAAAGCGCAAAAATCGGACCCGCACAGGAGAAGCCGTGCTGTCGGGGACGCTTGCTTATCGAACTCGACACGCTTATCCCCTGCAAAACTTACCAGTGGACTTGTCTTGGCAATGGCTTGGCACTCTTCCTTCGCCTCTTGCTGGCCAAGTGCTATCCATGGAAGGACGAAGGTGGTCAGCAAAGCGGCAAGAACCATTATGAAAATACCGATAAATACAGGCGCGGTCAGTAACCACGTGGTCAATGCAACGAAATACTTCGCACGCAAAGGTGGTTTGGGTGTGACGTATTGACGTCGCTTCACCCATCGATGAAATCGCCGAAACCCTCTCCGTATGGCTTCAGATCCCGCCAAGAATCTGAGAAGGAGTCCTATGACTAGAACCGGTGCAATGGCATAAAGGTAGCGTGGATAATTTCTTAGAAAATGAGAACCGGCAGTACCGATGAGACGTGCATAGCTGTTCAATGCAAACCAATAGGCATCAGCAGCCGATATCGGAAATTGCGACGCATTGATACCGAATACATCGAGGTAGCTTTCGCGGTACATCCGTCCTTGACCATAGAAGGTCGCGAGTGCCATGGAGAACAAGGGCACTGTCAGCCACCATTTCGGCGGCTTCGGTGGCCATAATTTTTTCCGCTCGTCTGCCTTGCCTGAATAAGTTGTTGTGCCGCGTTCTGTCATGTCGTTCCTCGACTAGGCTGACGCCCTGGAGTCAATCCAAGACGGGGTTTCCCTTCGATCAATGCTTCGCGTTGGTGAGCTTCGTCTTGACGCCCGATTCGAGCAGAATGTATTCGCCCTTGCTCCCCCAGCGAGGCGATTGCGCGTCGAGCTTCATACACGGGCGACCACCGCAGGACGTTACGCCGACTTGGGCATACGCGGCTGCGGTATCGGCATCGACTTGCGCCGCCGCTGTTTGTGCGCGCGCATCGTCGTAGGCTTGCCTTTGAAGCCACAGCAGGAAGCTGCCACCGAGAATGAGCAAAATCATCGCCCCGACAATGGCCGCGTAGCCAGCCAAAATCTTGCGGTGCGCCGATGTTGAAACCGTCAGCGCGGCTTGCTGGAAAGCGCTTCCTGCAGCTTCCAACTTGGCGGTGGTCGTTGCGACCGCCTGATCGTATGTCTTGGCGCCTTGGCTCAGCGCCGAAGTCACACCGTGTTGGGCCGACTGCGCCACTTGGGTTCCCGAGCGATGCACCATCTGGCTGACATCGTTGCGCACGGCGGCAATGGTGTCTTGCAGCACATGCCCGGCTTTTTGTTGTTCTTGTATCGCCTCGGCAGACCGCTGTTCAAGTACCTGGACCAGCAGGGTGAGTTGCTTGGTCGTTTCGATGAGAGCCGACAATTCGCTGTTCATGTATCCCTCCATAGATCGATAAATCGTTGAATCGGTTTTCGCAGCAGCACCCACTTCTTGTTCAGCCTGCAAGGCTAAGGTAGATTCAAGTCGACACCATTGACAAGATAGAGGGATAGTTTCATGGACGAGACCGTAAAGAGCGATCCGATTTATACCGACAAGGACAGCTTTGGACCGAATGAGCGCCTGCAGCTGTCACGCGTCGAACAGCACAAGCTTACGCGCCATTTTGCGGCCTCCGATGTATTTGCCCGATGCTTGATCGCGCTGGCATGCACCACGTCATTCATCAGTCCCTGCATGGCGGCCGATGCGCCAGCACTGCAAGCGCCGGTACCCGAGGAAGTCCAAGCATTGGTGCCGGCTGGCATGAAGCTCATCTATTTCAGAGCCGATAACGGTCGAACCGAAGGATCAGATGCTGTCGCGATTTTGGATCATACGAACAAACCGGCTGATCCCAACATGAGCACCGGGCCGCGGCCGTTGATCATGCTGCGCAAGACGGGCGGCGTCTATAAGGAGGAGGCACGCAATGACCATGTCATCGCTTGCTCGAGTTGCGGCGAGGATATGGACGATCCATTTACGCCAGGAGGCATCGAGCTGACTCCGAACCATCTTGTCATCGAACAGGATCATGGCTCAGCTTCTTCGGCTGTTTACAAATTCGTGCGCGATCCGAAGAGCGAACAATGGATAGTTACGAGCGCTGTAAACACTCTTGCCAAACAATCTCTGACAGGGGGTGGATTTAACAAAACGCCCACTCGATTGAAATTGCCTACCCCGCCCTTGCTGACTAATTTCGACCCCGGTTGGCGGACGCCGCAGTTTTGGAAGGCGGTGGTGGTAAACGATAAAACGCATGATTTTTCATTCGTTGGCAATCAGTCTGATGAGAAAGCCTTGGATGAAAGCGTTAAAGATGAATGTCAGAAAAGTGGCATATGTCACGTCTTAGTAAAGCAGCTTAACGGGTGCGTGGCCTTGGTCAAAGATCAGTCCGGGAGTTTTTATGGAGGATCATCTAGTGCCAAAGGAAATGCAGAGAAAGAGGCAAAGACCAATGCTTTAAACGAATGCAAGAGCCGTGGCGCTGGTTCATGCGAAGCCGTTAGAAGCGATTGCAGTCAGAATTCCGAATAATATAAAGGTATCTATTCACTTTTGATTCTTCAAAAATAGGACACTTTGAAATGGTAGACGACGTTGATAGTCAAGGAAATAAGACGATATCCAAGCTGGTAGCCACGGACGATAAGACGCGCACCTATGAACTGTCTGACAATACTTATGAAGAACGGGTTAACGGCTCTGCGTCATGGAGACATAATAATCCCGGAAATTTGAAGATGGAATATGCACATAGTGCAGATCCAACAGTTCACTCTCATCGAAGCAAAGAAGATGCATTAGCTAGTGCAGTATCTAAATATCCGGGAACGGTTGATTTAGATCAACGCGGAAATGTGATATTTGATAGTTATGATCACGGGCGAGATGCTCAGATCAAATTTATCAAGAAAGATGGCGATGGTAAAACGGTGGCTCAAATGCTTGGCGATTATTCCAAGCCAGATTATTCCGGGCCAACACATCATCAAGCGCAAGAAGCCACTATTTACGCCGTCGGCGATAAAGCGGGTGTTGATCTACGAACCAAAACAATTGACAAGATGAGCGATGCAGAAATAAGCGCGCTTGCTGATGGAATTAGCAAATTTGAAGGTTATACCAAAGGTCAGACCAACGCTCTGACTCCCGAACAAGCAGCTGAACGTCAGACGCGGGCGCAGCAAGGCATACACGACGCCCCCGCTCACGACGCTGGTCATCCTCATACGCTCAAACATGGCGACAAGGGCGCAGAAGTAGGCGCTGTCCAGCAACAGTTGCACGACCTGGGTTACCACGATTCACGAGGTAACCTGATCGGCGTGGACAATCATTTCGGCCCTACAACCGAAGCGGCGGTGAAGGCTTTTCAAACCGATCACGGACTCAAGCCAGACGGCGTGGCCGGACCGGCCACCCAGCAGCAACTGCATTCCGCTGCGCAGAGCAACCAACTCAACGATCCAGGCATCTCGTCATCGCTCACACAAAAGCTGGATCAGCCCGGCGTAAAAACCGGCGACCCCCACATGGATAAGCTACTGGCGAGCATGAACGATCCCGTGGCTTTCAAGCAGGCCATGACGGATCTGAGCAGCTCGCCATACGGTCAAGCCTTTCATGCAGAAGGGCGTGCGCAGCATGCAGAGATGCAAAACCAGCAGGTGCAAGCCCAAGTGACTCAGCAACAAGTCCAGCAACAGGCGCAGCCTCAACCTCAAGTCCAGACTGGGCCCGTGATGACGCGCTAGGCAGGTACCGGAGCCACGGGTCCGTCTATTAGGTAGTTAGCCACTTTAGGAGAGTTCGCTGTGGAGTCGAATAAAACCTTTGCGGTATGCATCGACGAGATAAGGCAGAACTTCGTCTTTGGGGACACATTTTCTGGTAGTTACATCAAATCCGTAACGATGTCAGATGGGTCTTTGCGTGAGATCGCTCTTAGCCCCATGATGAAAAATGGCGATCTTGTCGTGGAGCTCAAGGACGGGAAGCACGTAAGCTACATGGGACCAAACGGCACTACGACAAATGGCAAGCTCATGGTTAGTCTTACAGAGATAGACGTGCTCACCAACGAGTCCGCGTCATCCTCTCAGTGACTCAGCTGCGCCGAGAGCGCTCACGGGTGGCTAACAAATCGTCCAAGGCGGACGGCTTCGCCGTTACTTAACTCCTATGTTAGCGCTCATATGAACTATCAAAACCGCTTAAAGGGAGCAGTCACACAATCACTTGTGCGCTCACTTTTCGCTCAAGCCGGGTTGACCATCGTGCCACTTGGTATTGAGGAGACGATTCGGGAGGTCGCTGAGCTCCCGCTAACTAAATACCTAGGCTTGAACCTTCCTCTAGCACTTCGTAAGTTGCCTGACTTTTTTGCTACTGATAGAGATAGGACTACGCACTGGCTTGTAGAAGTGAAGTACCGGCGTGAATGGAACGATGCAACTCGGGACGAACTTGAACAATCTTTGAGCGAGCAAGTCTCTACTTGGAGCCCATTAGTTGTATTCATCTTTGTCGGAGAGACGCCCTCTCGATTTGTCCAGCCAAGCTCTTGGGTTCGAGCCGCCCAGGTCAAGATGGACAACGGGACTCTAAAGTTCAAACATTGTGAAAACGGCACGTACGTGCCGTGGAGCCAAGCCAATTTCATCAATCTTCAGCGCGTCCAAGATGTATTCCCTCAACTCAATAACTCTGAATTGTGGGCGTCGTCTGCGCTCGACTTGACCATCGAGATTTCTCGTGGTCTAACTCGGATATGAGCGCTCATGTCGAGAGGTCGCCGTATACCGAAGTCTAGTCATCGTCGTTCGCGAACCGTGGCTACCTACCGGCTGAGCTGATCAATCAGCACATCGCGGATCATGTCGCGGTCACCGGCAGCGAAACCGAGCAGGCGTCGACGCGGATAACGTACACGCGGGCCATGCTTCACCACGCGATCCCCGCCACCCTCCTGGTGCACGCTCGCGATTTGCCCGGCCCGGCCGGTGAACTCGACGCTGGCGATGGCATCGGTCGCCTTGGCCTTGAGGTATTTGGCGGTGCGCAATTTGGTAAACATGGCGTCGCGCTTAATACGGCCTTGTTTGCCACGCAGCTTTTTCCGTGCCTTGCGTGGTACGAACGCAGCGCCATCGGGATTCCTCTGCGCCGCGATGCGCTGCTGCTGGCTGTGACGCAATGCGCGGCTGATGGTCAGGGCGATCGCGCGTCGGCTGGCCGGTGCGAGCTTGAGTAGCAGGCCGGCGGCCCAGTCCTCGAGCAGGACGAGATCGTCGCTCATGCCGGTGGCACGTCCCAGCGTGCGATCAACTGCTCGCGCAGGTAGACCTCCCAATGCTCGGCGGTGAGCTTGGCCTCGGGTTGCGGCTCGTCGGCGATGCTGATGTCTAATTTGCCGCTGCCAAGGTCCTTGACGATGACGCGCTCGGTGAGTTGCAGCTTGATGCTGAGGTCGACCTTGTCGTGGTCGATGATGTCGGCCTCATAGGTGATGCCGCTTTGGCGCTTGTCGACGTTGTCGAGCAGCTCGGACTGGTGGACACGCAGCCAGATCAGGATAGCCACCCATACGACGAGCGGATCACCGGCGAAGTCGGTGAGGATCAGGTTGAGCGTGTACGCAGTTTCATAGCTAAGGCCGGGCGCGTAGGTGCTGTGCAGAGCGCCGGCGTCGATGAAGACCAGTAACCGCTCGGGATCGCGAGCGAGATCCGGCAGCGCGGCCACGAGGGCGGCGCGCAGGCTGGCGGGTTTCTTCATGGCCTGGCGCCGGACGCGGTGTTGATGCGTACCCAGTCCTGCAGCGCGGTCAGCTGAGCGGCGGCGACGTGACAGGTGGTGTAGTTGTCGACGACGGTGCCGGCGACGGCAGAGAGTGCAAGGCTGCTGGGCTGCGCATCAGCAGCGCCGGGGGCTCCGGGCAATACGCCCGCGGCGGCGGCGTCGTGCACGCGGGCAAAGCCAACAGGCACGACGCAACGAGCATCCGCGTGGGCAGTGACATAGACGGGGATCTCCTTGGTGAGTGTGACGCCGACGTCGTGCACGACCTGCACGCGATCGACGTACTGCACAACGATGTGGTCGCCGGCTTGTTTCTGCGCGAGCTGGCTCTGCGCAGAGCGCTCGCCGGCCTCGGCGCCAGTGGCGCGCGCTTCGGCGGTGGCGATGCGGTGGTGGGTGATCCACCCGTAGAGACACAACGCGGCGACCAGCGCGACGCCGAACAGGATCTGGCGCAGCAGCGTCATGCGGCCTCCGCTGTCGTGCTGAGCGCGGCGCTGTGGCGCGCGTAGGCGCTGGCCAGCTTGGCGTCATAGAGATTTGCCGCGTAGGCCGGGCCGTTGTAGAGCTTGGCGAAGGCGGCCCACCGGCGCGCGCGCAAGGCCTTGAGCAGATCCGCATCCAACTGGACGAAGCGGACGAAGGCGACCAGGTGCTCACTCTCGCCCTTGGCGAAGGCGGCGGCCATCGCGATCGCACTGGCGTAACCGAGTGAGGTCGCGTGGTAGCCCATGATCTGGAAGCGGCCCCAGCTGCAGGCGGCAGTGGCGGCCTCCGGATGAATGGTGACGGCCTGCGCCAGGCGTGCGTATTCCGCGGCACCGCCGACATAGCCGCCGCGCTGCTGCGAGAGGATCGACGCCGGTAGTACGACGGCGGTCGGATCAATGCCTGCCACCACCAGCTGATCCCAGAACACATGCCGCTCGAACAGGATCACCACGCGACCATCGGGTAAGAAACCACCGCGCGGACTTTCGACTTCGATCACGGCGTTGATGGCGGCCGACTCGCAATCGAGTGTGGCGGCAGCGGCAATGATGTCGTTCTGGGTGAGTGCCAGCGGGTCGATGGTGCCGGTCAATGCCGCTTGTGTGCGTGGGCCAGCGATGCCGTCGACGACTTGGCCATGACTACGCTGAAACGCGCGTACTGCCACCTCGGTCGCGGCGCCATACCAGCCGTCGATGGCGAGCGGCTGACCCGCGCGGACCAGCCGCGTCTGCAACACGGTGACGTCGCTGCCGTGGTCACCGACGCGCAGGCTGTTGGGGTTGTTCATCGTGGTTCGTCCGTAGGATGGCGGCGACGTTGCCGCGGGCGGTGAGGCTGAGCACGCAC